CAAGTGGTCTTCATCGAAGATTGGTTCTTCACCAACCATCGTGAAGTACTTGAGTAGAGCGCCAGAACCTTCAAGATGACTCTTGGGGGCTCTTGCAGTAAGAACATAAGCCTTGACAAGGGGCTTATGCAAGTACCGACACATCTTCTGGGTATCATCATACCCTAAGAAGCTGTGCCGCCCTAGCGCAGGAGAGGTAGGAAGAACCAGAGGGAACGGTATTAGCCGTTCAATCTGATCATCCAACCATCTACAGGTCTCCCAGAACCCTCTGTTATACAGTTGGTTCCGGAGAGATACCATAGATGCTATCTCCCGAACGTGCTTCCGTGAGGTTGGGAACATTTCTCTGACTCGGACAACACCAACGTCCTCGCCAGCGAAATACTCCTTCCCACAAGACTCTCTGAACTTGCCAGTCCAGAAAGACTTATTGGCGTTTACTACGAGACCAAAATCTCGCAGTGCCACCATCACGGAGCGCACATAGTCTACGGGAATGATAATATCATCCCCATAGATGCGCACCTTACCGATAAGACCATAAAGGTCATTTCGGTACAGTGGCCTATTGAGCTCTCGCTCGATCCCAATGCAGACAATCGTCAAAAAGACGAAGGCTTCAATGGGGAAGCAAAGAGCTGAACCCATAGATGCATACTTGGCCAAGCGTATAACGCCAAAGCCAGGTACGTCAGCTTTCCGCGAACGCGTAGCGTCTAAGCCCATCGAGAGATGAGCAAAGCAGCTAGTAAGTTCGCGAACGAGCTGATTGGAAACACGATCGGATGCTTCACTCAGATCGAGTGTAGCCAAGGTCCCCGTAAGGGAACCATGTCGCGCCATCTCCTGGTTAGGGATTTGGTCATCGAATCCGATAAGCTCAGAGAGGAGGTCATCCCTCTTATGAGCTTTCAGAATACTGCTAAGCAAACCTTGCTGCATGAATTGCATACAGGTTGGCTCGATAGCAATAATCCGAGGTGTTTTCAATGTCTTAGGAACCGTAACAACCCGAACGGGTCGCTCGGAACCGGGTTCGAGCAGGTTTATAGGTAGGGGGGTAGACTCTTCACCAAGAGCATACCTCCAGTTAGGAAAGAGATATTCGGTGTAACTGAATATTTCCTCCAACCGCTCAGTCCATTCAGTCTGATTCCACTTCTCGTTTCCGAGAAGTTTGTCAGCTGTAGAACCGGGCCCATGCTTAGGGAATATGTTTCCTTCGTAAATATCTCTATTTACTTCGGTAAACATATCACTAAACAGTACAAGTGCCATCCGGCGAAACTCGGCGTAAGCCTCATTAGACCGGAGAGCATCAAGTACCCTAACCTGCTGCTCACACTCGACGTACTTCCGTAAAGCTGCTTTCTCCCTTGCATCACTGCAGGGGAGATTCACCTTTCCAAACATCAGACAAATCTGACGAATGGATTGGATCGCAGCTATACTAGGTTCGTCGAGCACAGTGCCACTGCTAGCATCAAAGACTTGGCTGGTAAAACCCCAGAGAAATCTAGGGAGATACCCCTTCTTCGAATAACCTTCGAAGGAGGATTTGGCTACCGACTCTTGACCAAGACTCCATTCGAAGTCTTGACAGAATTTCGGTAGAGTTATCGTTAGAAACGATAACCCCTCGTCTTCAACACGTCTCGTGATCGTGTTAAAATCACGAGTGGTGCTAGTGCAACATGCGGTTCCACATTCCTGTAGAACCGAACGCAGTAGTAGAACATGGCTTTTCATCATACTCCCATCCAAAAGGTGGGTAGTAGAATCCATTGCCATGTCTCCTAACCCCGTGAACCGTGGCTACGCTAAGAAACCGCTGACTAGCTTTCGCCAGCCAGCAACTTCCCAACGTTAGCGCCAGTAGAAGCCGTGAGATAGTCAAGAAAACCATCCACGACTTGCTTCTGGACCGCCAGTGAGTACCCAACGACCGGCACATCGACAACAAGGTAAGTAGCCATGTTGTACTGTGTGTTGATCGAAGAGTCCATCACATCGGGCACGAGACTGTAGTTCTCGAATCGTGCAACGTGACGGTTCCGCCTACCATACTGGTGGTTGAACCGAAGCTTGTACGAACCGTCGTCCTTACTAAAGACGCCGGAATCGAGAGCTGAGCCCGTCCTCACAAGAGAACGAGCGACAGAATCGACGGTAACACTTTGGGGATCGGAAAACATAGCCGTTTCTACTTCCACGAAGGCCCCAAATGAGGCCGAGTTGAACCATGATGCGGTTGCACCATGGGCAGTACCATCCTCCTTTTAAGGAAGATGCCCAGGGCCTCGGGACAAACCCAAGGCACCCAGGATTGCCCATTGCCGATCACTAAAAGTGTTCGGGTTTAGGCCAAACCCATAGGGGGTTGCCTTAACACGACGCTTAGAAATTGTTCTAAACGTCTGTTCACACTGGTGAGGGTTACCGGGATTCCGTTTGGTCTCCCAACCCGTCAGCGTGTACCTATGTTCCACGACTCTACGAGCCATGATATAGGCATAAGGCATAACCAGCCCGTCGTTGGCAAACGCAGAAATGTTATGAATAACATTACCTGTGTTTGTGACCCAATCGGCGAGCCAAGTCCAGGGAGTCAAGTTCCAAAGCGTCTCAGGCGTAAGCCGAGTACCATATAGCTTATTAGCTAT